TCAAGGTCATCCCAGTTCTTCTCTGTTATCTCGGGCTTCTTGGTCGGCTGGCGCTGCGGTTCGCCGGTACGCGCTAACTTGCCCTCGCCTTTGGGTTCAATCTTAATGCTCATGTACTTATCGCCTGTCTTTTGCGAGGACTTAATCCAAGCTGACAGGTTGTAGTCCACGTTGTTAATCACCGCTGACCCACGGTAGTCGGGACGCTTCTCGTTACCGTCCTTGTTGTTCTTAAACAAAACGCCTTTCATGTTCGGGTCGTAATCAGGCACGGTTCTGCTCCTTTGCTATTTGAATGTACTTCTTGATGGCTGACCGTTCTTTGGCCGTCATGCCGTCAGCGACAGCGATGTATAGGTCATGGTCAGCGTTGATTTGTTCGTGAACGCCCAGCACCGCCAGCGCGATGTCCTTTTCCTCGGCGTCTAAATCAAACGCTGCGCGGAACTGCTTAACGAACGAGTCACGCTTGGCGGGGTCAACCTCCTTGCCCATATCGCCCCTAGGATCGTTTGTGAAGCCTTTACGGCCTTGGGCTGCCTCTGCGTCGTCATCCACCTGTGCAAGCCCCACAATGGCTGCTAATGCGTAACGGCGGGCATAAGTGATGCCAGAGCCTTGTGCTTGTGGACTGTTGTCTTTAGTCAGGATCGGCGTGATGCTTTTAACCCACTCACCAGACGAGTGAGCAAGAATTGTTTTTAGCACCGTTTGGTTAGTCAAATCATCAAGGTCTGTGGTCTGTATAACGCACAGATTGTTTGCCGCTAACTGTTTGCGGCAAGCGTCCCAGCATGACGCGAGGTCAGCGTACTTGGACTTAAAGAATGGGTTGCTACTGTCTTTCAGCGCACCCGTGATGTCGGCTTGGGCTTTGCTTAACGCGGCGGCCAATGCGCCTATGGTTTCACTCTGCATCTTCTCTCTCCTTCAGTTCTGCTAATGCCTTGTTGCAGGCTTCTATGCGTTCTTGTTCTTCCAGTTCTTGCATCAGTTGGTCTTGGTGATGCCACCAAGTCATATCGTCATCGTCCATGACTGATGCGCTCCTCTGCCGGGGTGCAGCCACCGTCGCCGCACGGGTCGTTGATCGCTGCTATGGCGTATAGCGCCACAATGAGAATGGCTTGGGGTAACCAGCGGATCATTAGTAATCCTCCCCATAAGGGCCGTTCATCAGCGCGTCATTGGTGGCGATTTCCTCAAGCTCAAAGATGGCATCTGCGCCAAGGTCGCAAATGTCTAGCTTGATGTCGTGGTTAAGCGATGAGGCGGCCTTGTCGTTATCAAGGAAGATGCCGATGAGGTCGGCAGCCTCAAGGATGATGCCGCCATCTAGGTCTTGGGTGTACTCCACGCGCACCTCAAACTTGTTGCCGAGGGCGTAGAACGTACCGAAACCGTGGAAAGTGTCTTTGCGAGGCATATCTGTTACTCCTATCTGTGGTTTGTTAATCAACGAGGCATAGGATAGTTGGCTTGACAGGCCATGTCTACCCCCCTATCCTCCCGTCCCATGAAACCGCAACAACTGATCAAGCAATACGGTTCCCAATATGCTGTTGCCCGTGCCTTTGGGGTTACCAGGGCTGCGGTACAGCAATGGGTTAAGGCAGGCAAAGTTCCTGACGCGAGACGCTGGCAGTACGAGGCGGGTAAGGTAGCCCGTCCTCGCTAATGCGTTACGGAAGCGTTTGCAGCGGCGTGGAGGCGGCTACCGTGGCGTGGCACCCCCTTGGCTGGAAAGCGGCGTGGTATAGCGAGATAGAGCCTTTTCCGTCTGCCGTACTTAAACACCATTACCCCACCGTCCCTAACTATGGGGACATGACCCAATACAAGGCATGGCCTAATGAACCAATCAACCTTCTTGTGGGAGGAACCCCTTGCCAATCCTTCAGCGTCGCAGGATTGCGAAAAGGACTGGCAGACCCGCGTGGCAACCTCATGCTTACCTACGGCGCAATTGCTAAACGCTATCGCCCCAAGTGGTTGGTATGGGAGAACGTCCCCGGTGTCTTGTCGTCTAACGGAGGGCGGGACTTTGGAACCTTCCTCGGAATGTTGGCAGAACTCGGGTATGGGTTCGCCTACCGGGTTCTTGACGCTCAATACTTCGGAGTGGCCCAGCGCCGCCGTCGTGTGTTCGTTGTCGGATACCTTGGAAACTGGCAACGTGCCGCAGCGGTTCTATTTGAGCGCCATAGCCTGCAAGGGCATCCTGCGCCGAGCAGAGAAACGCGGCAAAACTCTTCCACCTTCTTTGAAAGCAGCCTTGCACAATATCGCGCAGAAAACGTCGGAGGAACGCTAAAAGCAAGTGGAGGCGTATTAGGTGGCGGCAGCGAAACATTTGTTGCCAACACGCTTACCGCAGGCATTGGCCGACGTAATGACGTTGAGAGCGATACGTTTGCAGTAGAGCCTATGGCATGGGATAGCGAAATGAACCCATCCGTGAACATTGCAGGAACCTTATTGCGAGGAGGTCAAGGTGGGCGGCAAGATGGCGTGTGTCAGCCAATGGCTTTTCCTTGGCAATCAGCTCTTGACCCCATAGGTAAGCCAGAAAACCTTTCTGGCACGTTAATCAAAAATCAAACAATGGCAGTTGCTCAACCCACTTACGGTATACCCGGCAATTGGATCGGCAGACAGCCAGAGAATGGCGGCAATGCCGTTGAGCCGATGCACGATGTGTCGCCGTGCTTAACCAAAACGGATCGGCATGGGGTGGCAGCGATGCAAGTACGCCGCCTCACACCCGTTGAGTGCGAACGCTTACAAGGTTTCCCAGACGGTTACACCAACATTCCTTGGCGTAACAAAACAGAGTCACCTGACGGCCCGCGTTACAAAGCAATGGGCAACAGCATGGCTGTGCCGGTCATGCGTTGGATCGGTGAGCGTATTGCTGCCGTAGAGGCACTATGAGCCGCACCGCCTACCACCGTACTTACTATTGGTCGCGTATAAGCGAGCGCCGTGCGTCTGCAAGGGCTTCACGGCGTAAGGCAAGGGAGAGGGCAGCGGTCATCAAGATCGTCTGTCAGGCCGTAGATGACGCCAGAAACGAAAAACCCCCGGTTGGCGGGGGCTTGACGCGGCAGGGGGGCTGCCTTACGCTTAATTTGCGAGTTGAGCGTGATGGAAGTCTGAAGGACTGTTTTAGTCCTGTCAACCACCCCACCACGCCTAACCACTCGGGCATCTTGGTCGGGGAAACTACGCGCAAGATGACCCTAAACCCACACCGGGGCAGCCAGCCTGTGGGTGCGCGGCGTATCGTCGGGAAGCGCAAATGGCAACCGGAGCAATCTGGTGAAAAGTAGCCGACAGCAGGGTGGCTCCGTCAGTCATCTAATCTCTGCACGATCCACGTTAGGCGTACTCCGTCTCAACCGTGCAGAGTTCACCATCAGTCATCAGTTCTAAACCACAGAGAGGTATAGATATGGGTGATTTACACCAGTATTTCCCGAGTAAAACTGAAGAACCTAAACCAAGTCATAACCTAGAACATCACATCCACTCAAACCAGAGAACGTGGGATGAACTGGTACGACAATCCCCGCTAAACCGTTTACGCTTCTACGACGCACAGTTAGCCCGTGGCATTGACGTTGATCGTGACCGAGTGGCTGAGTTAGTGCGTGAGGTTGGCCCGACTGCGGTGCTATCGGATAGAGATGTAATCGGCCTGATTCGCCAGTTATGGGGTGAAAAGGCGGTGGAGAAGTTGCGTGCGCGTGCCAAAACTGAACAAGTACAGAGGTAATCAAATATGGTGGCAAATATGGTTAACCCGTTGCATCAACGAGGCCCGGAACGCGGAGGGATACGACGATACCTTGACACCGTCACCCCGCAAGAATACCTCCCGCAGACGGGTGAAGTTGACCTTACGCAAGTCACGCTTACTGGCCTTGCCGACTTGTTCGGGTCGGACAAGGGGAGCATCAAACACGGCTACACCAAGCACTACGAGAAGATCATTGACGATTTGGGCGGGAAGAACGCGCCGCTGATCATTGCCGAGATCGGTATAGCGTGTGGGGCATCGCTGCGGATGTGGGCTAACTACCTGCCTAACGCCAAGATTGACGGTTACGACATCCAGAGTGAGTGCGCCAAGCTCTGCCGTGACCTGCCGAGTGTGAGCATCACCATCAGCGACCCGCGCAAGGTGGACAAAGACGCCGCCTACGACCTAGTGATTGACGACGGTAGCCACATTGCCGAGGACGTTCTCGGGGTGTTGGCGCATT